CTTCTTCATCGGCAATAATGAGAACAGGAGTAGCAGTCACATCATATTTTTTAGCAAGAGCAAGGTTCTCTTCTGGGATAGGAACATCACTCACATCTTCTAGTTGGACCTCTTCAATAAGTTCAGTCCGCTCATCTTTGAGAGCATTGAAGTAACGCTTTACCAGACCACAAGGACCACAACTGTCCTTGGTGAATAGGATAAATCTAGTCTTCATTCTTAGGTGCTTGCGATGGGACAACGGGATCACGAGAACGGTTCTTGATTACAATGAACGCATCCTTGTTATACTTACGGGTTCCTTTGATAGGAGCCCACTTGGTGCCAGCACCTTCAATCTCATAGACTGAGGTGCCACCAACCTCAATATGAAGGTCATCATTTATCACATCCCACCCAAGTTCGGCAACTAAGTCAGTGAGAGCTTCTTGAGTCCACTTCATCGGTCACCTGCCTTGCGATTTTCAGAGAAGTAGATGTCAAAAGAACCATCAGGATAACGCTTCTCAAGTTTCTTTACGTTGGTTGCAATGACTTCATCAAAGCTGATACCCAGAGCCATTGTTGCCTGAGCGACATACCATAGCAGGTCACCCAACTCAATAATAAGATGCTCGCGGTTATCTTCGTTCCAGGGTTTTCCTTGGAATACCATCTTCTTAATGATCTCAAGAAACTCACCACCCTCAGCATTAATTCCAACACCAGAAGTAAGGAGTCTCTCAATATTGGCACCTTGTCGATCAAGCTCACCGATACGATCAGCAAAGTCAACAAAATTTGTACTAGCATCACTAGTGACTGCTGCAACAAATTCTTCATACCGTGAGAAGTTAATAGTCATAAGTGTTTAATGGAAAGGTAATTGTTTTGTTCGATTTTTGACTTTAGTTCAGATGAATAATTTCGAATGAAAGTATCCATGACCTCAAAGTCTAAGTCAGCAGATAGTACACGCTGTGCTGTCTCTTTATTAAAGTGTCCTAGACCCAACAACGTTGGGATCCAAAGACCAACTCCAACACTACCATGATATCTTTCAACATCATAGTTTCTAAGGAGTCTGTTTTCGTTCAGGTTCAACAACCTGTATACTTGTTCTGGATAACACCTTTGCGTAAATGATTTCCAGAACTCTGTATTGGTTTTACCCCCTGTGTAATGCACGAAGATGAAGTCCTTCATGTCATCATACATTCTAGCATACCTTCGGTTGTATTCCAACACAGAAAATGCATCTCTACAAACCTTTCCATTTGACAGGAAGGTAAATATAAACTCATCGAGTTGTTGCAGAGTACAGTGAATGCTAGTTGCTTGGAGTGGTTCAAAGAATGCAGCGGATAAACCAAGTGCTAGACAGTTTCCTTTCATAACATCTTTGAGTCTACCAGAAGAAAACTCAATAGTTTTAATCTTTTCTACGTCTTGTTTGTAGTAGTCTCTCAACTCCTGTAAGCAAGTTTCTTCATCTGCATACTTACTAGAATAGCAATACCCTCTGCCTATCTTATGCTGTGTTGGAATCTCCCACACCCATCCATTATCCATTGCAATGGCATTAGTATAAGCGTGTTTGTTTCTGGTATCATTTTCCAATCTAAAGGGCATTCCCCTGTCGATAGGCAGATAATGAGAGTAATGTATCCAATCCACATCTTGCATCAATTGTCTCTGGAATCCAGTGCAATCAATGAAGAAGTCTGCCTCATGTATTCCCCGTTCTTTTAGTTTCAGGTATTCAATGAGACCATGTGGTTTTGCCACCTCCTCAACAGTGTCAACAATGTGAGTGACACCATTAGCAATAGATTTATCTCTGAAATATTTTACCAGAGACCCAGCATCTAAATGAATTGCTGGATAGAAATCATTGAACGTGATCTTACCATCAAGACTCCTAGTAATGTTAGTGCAATCTGTTTTTGCTAGGTACTCAGACTCATTAACATATGCAGTATCAATATCTTTTAGTTGACAATAATAGGGAGCATAGTCTGTATATGTATCTGGAGTAGCAGAAGCACCAATAGGAGACATATAATCTCCCCTATCAGTCCAGTTGACAAAATTGATACCCATCTTAGGCAATGCTTTTAGACTGCTGAATAGTTCAGTCAAGTCAATGCCTAGGGTTTCACGAGATAGCACCTCAAGGAACCTACCAGTTGTTCCTTCACCAACACCAACAGAGAGAATGTCCGAAGACTCAATCAATGTGATGTCAAACCCCTTTCGTATCTTGGAGATCATGAATGCTGCTATCCACCCAGCAGTTCCTCCACCAACAATGGTTATACGTTCCACTCTGCAAACTTAGATAAACGGTTTTGTGATTCAGCGAACTGGGAGAACTGTTCTCCCGTGTCCTCTTCGATGCTGATAGCACCTGCATCGTCAGCAACATCAAACAGTCTCATTTTTGCTCTATCGATTCCCACCATAAACTTTCGTGAGGTAACAAGGTCTGAGTACCTGTTCTTGAGTTGTTTAACCATGAGGCGACCCTGTTGTTCCAACTCATCAGTAGAGATAAGAGCGAACATAAAATCAGCAGTGGCAGGTAGACCAAAAGACTCAGAAGTATCGGTAAGATCAGGATCGCTATTGCCGTAACCACTACGAGTAGTTTGAGTAGCTGAGACAATAGGAACCCCAACTTCCACAGCAAGACCCCGAAGCTCCTCAGCAATCGCTTTGACATACGTATAACTGTTGACAATCGCACCTTTATACCTCACACTAGCGCATATATTAAGATAGTCTACGAAGATAATGTCAGGTTTGAAATCTTTCTTCAACTTTAGATCACTCAAGAGTGCCTTAAAGTGTCCTGCATGTGCGGATGCTGTTGGGTACTCTTTGATAATAAGTTTGCCCTGAGTTTTGCGAGCGATCTCATTGATCTTTGAGGTGAAGAGAACTTCAGGTAGATCGACAATATCTTTAACATTTACATTCAGAAGGTTTGCGTCAATTCGTTCAGCAATTTTCTCCTCTGCCATTTCACATGTAATGTAGAGAACGTTGTAGTTCTGAGTGAGCGCGGCAGCAGCCGCATGGCACATGAATAGAGATTTCCCGACGCCTGTACCAGCAAGAGCGACGTTGAGAGTCTTGTTAGAGAGACCACCTTTGGTAATGAAGTTAAACTTCTCCAAATCAAATGGGACTTTTTCTTCTTTGCGGTGGTAGAAATCATAGCGTTCTTCTGCTTGCTCCGTGTAACTGTGTCCAATGTGTTCATCAAAAGATACTGCTAGTGCTTCTTGTAGAATGCTAGGTATCGCATCCTTTGATATCTTCTTATCGCCTCCATCTGCGATCTTGATCGACCGCATAAGGGCGAGGTATATAGCTCTGTCTTGGCACCACTTTTCTGTGGAGTCGAGGAGCCATTCGTAGTCAACCCATTCGTCAGACAATGATCGTACTGTCGATAACGAATCTTGGTACGTGTCGTCAGTAAGATCATTACGATTTTGGAGATTAATCGCCAGGACTTCCTGAGTAGGAATCTTGTCATACTTAGAAGCGAAGTCAGCGATCTCTTCAAAGACAATCTTTTCATGATATTCTTGGAAATAATCTGCTTTCAAAAAAGGAACTACCTTACGGTAATACTCCTCAGTGAAAAGGAGATTACGCAAGATAGTTGTTTCAATGCGCTCAGTTGCCATAGGAGAATTCTTTCTGTGCTGCCTCTTCGAGTTTTTCCATCACTTCGGGGGTGAAATATTTTTCGGGATCAGCAAGTACAGCAGAAGGATAAACGGAAGATTCCCCAATAAGAACCCGATTGCCGTTCTTCCCGAAGACTCCGTACTCGATACCCAGTTCCAGTAAGCCGTAGTATTTGTCAAGACCTCGCTCGTCAAAAAATAGACGTGTTGCAACTTTAGAACCCTCAATAGTTAGACGAGACTTCTTCGCCTCGCATTTGATAATGTTGCCAACTACTTCTTTCTTGCTATCACGCTCCTTAGACTTGCTAAGGTAAATGATAGTAGAAGCAGCATACTTCAGACCAGTGCCACCTCCCATCTCCTTTGTAGGGACATAGGAACCAATCACATCATATGTATGGTTGGTGACAATCATAGGCACTTGCGCTTGTCCTAATTTGAGGGTAAGCACACGGAAGGCACCCTTAATCAATTGACTCTTAGTCATGTCACGGACCTGCTTGTCGTTAGCAACGTCCTCCATCTCCTTAGTGGTGGAAAGCATACCAAGAGAGTCTAGCACAAACATCATAGGCACACGCTCCTCTTTAGGTTCCTTGAGATACTTGTCAAGGATCCTACATGCCTGAGTCCTGAACTCCTCAATGGTGGCGACAGGGAACAGGACCATACGCTTAGAGTCGATACCACGAGACTCAATCATGTCACGGGAAATGGCGGATTCAGTCTCAAAATAAATGACGCCACCTGTAGGATTAGCGTCAAGGAAATTACGAACGACGCTGAGAGCAAAAAAAGTCTTGCCCGTGCTTGATTCTCCTGCCAAGGCAGTAACCTTATTGGAAGGAAGACCTCCAAACAACGAACCACTAACCAAGGCGTTAAAGATATAACTGCCAGTATCGACGTAATTAGTAATGTCGCCAGCAGCAACTCCTTCACTAACCAAACCAGCAAACTCGTTTCCACTTTCTTTAATTACGGTGTCTAAGAATCCCATTGATCTACTCGTTCCTCATAAAAGTTGACATAATTATAATTGTTCCGCATGAGTTTGGCAAATGCCATAGCGGTATCGTAGTCCTCAAAGCACTTGATGTCCTCAGGTCCTACTTGACCTACGACATGATTAGTCCATGTGACTACGAAGATTTTCTTACTCATGAAAAGAAGCTCGAAATTGTAATGGTCTTCTCGTGGGTCCAACCAATACATTGTAGCACGTTTTTCAACGGTTCGAGGAACGACTTTTCAAATTGTGTTTGATAGTCCACATACTTCTCAAGACCAAACTCCTTCGGCAACTCACCAAAGAAACTAATGCAGTTCTCGTGAATAGGATTAGGAGTCTTGAGATACATGAACTTGATCTTCTCACCTTCCTGAATGAGTTGATGCTTGTTCTCTACATTATGCTTCTTTACGTAGTAGTTGTAAAGCAGCGCCCCTCGCACAGCGATGGGAGTTCCTTTTTGGTAGATCTCAGTTGGGTGGCGATACTTAGCCAGGTTGTTAACTCCTCTGGGGAATGCAACCTCTTCATAAGGTCGCAGTCGTGTTTCTGTTCGCACGACATTGATAAAATCGATAAGCTCATCATTTGTTTTGCCGATAATGATCTTAAATGCTGCATACAATTTGTCCCTAAAATAAGCAGGAGTAGAGCTCCTAGCAGTCTCAAGACCCATGATTTTCATCTTGGGTTCTTTGTATCTAACACCTTCACTGTCCCATACGTTGAGAATGTAACGCTTCTTCGCAGTCCAGATACCACGGTCAGCGATATTCTCACGCTTCATGCTCATCTTCTGGTCATATGCCGACACGTAGTCCGCAAGTTCTTGATATGAACGTTCAATAAAAGGTTCCAGTTTCTCTTGGCAGATCTTATCAAGTATGGTAACAACTGCTGCTTTGTCGCTAGACTTATTAGCAAAAAATTTACTAACAAGAGGTCCAAGATTAAGATAGATTGAGTCGGTATCGCTAGCGATGACATAATCTACATCCTCGGTTTGCAAAAGGGTATTTAGGTATCCATTCATACGGTTCTCAATCCAACGAATCGAAACCTGACCTGACAAAGTGATCGCCTCAGCGTTAGCAAGACGGTAATACCTGAAGTGTTCGTTGCCGATAGCACCATAAGCAGAGTTCAAAGAGATCTTCTTTGCCATCTGAATATTGTTACATCTCGCAATCTCTTTCATGAGTTCTACAGTAGGAGTTTTCTCGTACTGCTGCTTTGCTTTAAGCATTCTCTTCTTAAAAATAACACGAGAGTCATACATCTTCTTCATCATCTGAGGAAGAAACCCATGCTTTTCTTTTGTATACTGTGCGCCATTCGCACACACAGCAAAATCACCAGAGATTTCTACTTGCTTCTCAAGTATCTTATCAACGGTGACCGATGGATGTCGGGTATCCTGAAGCGTCTCTGGTGAGATGTTGTACTGCATAATAAGGTGAGGATACAGACTGTTGAGGTCAAAACTAACAACCCAATCATAGAATCCTGGGATCGGTTCCTTGACATAAGCACCCGCATACTTTTCAGTCTTGATCGCTTCTTTCTTAGGAGGAATAGCAATCTTCCTCTTCAAGAGCTCGCAGTAAATATAGTTATCCCACATGCGAACCTGACTAAACACATCTTCATAATTCACCTTAGCATCATATGCCATGGTGTATGCCAGTTCAATCAGTTTCATCTTGTCGTCTAGTTTATCCACCAGGCGAACGTCATGGATGTTGTACTCGATAAACTTCTGCCAGTCGTTCTCATAGAACTCTTTGAACGTATCGAACTCAGAGTGATCGAGTTTCTTCTCATTCAATTCAACAGAACAGATGTGATCCAAGCGATATGATTCTTGGTTTGTATAGGTAAATTTCTTATACAGTTCCAGGTAATCAAGTGTAGAGATACCAAGCATGTCGATAGAAAAGTTCTTTCTACCTTTGATAAAGATCTCACGCTGAGACACAAGTTTCCATGGCGACAAAAGTTTGACATACTTATCACCAAGAATACGATTGACACGGTTATGGATGTACGGCATGTCAAACAACTGCACGTTCCATCCAGTAATTACATCAGGGTAATTCTCCTGCCAGTATTCAAGGAATGCTCCCAACATGCTTTCTTCTGATCGGAAATGCATGTAGTCCACCATGGGGTCTTTGTTATCGAATGCTCGTGCTCCGAACACAATAATTCGACCAGAGAAACTGTCCTTAATGGAGATGGCGAGTATTTCCTGATCGGCAGATTCGATATCAGGGAAACCGTTCTCTGCTGCGGTCTCGATGTCAATTGTGAATACACGGATCTTACTGGAATCAAACTTGAGTTCTTCCTCAGGGTGTTCTTCAGCAATGTATTGATATAAGAATCTTGAGTTTCCATAAATCTCAAACTCCTCTACGTCTTTATACTGTTTCACGAAGTCTCTTGCCTCCGCGATAGATCCAAACTTATGAGGTTCTACACAGTTACCTTCGAGTGTACGCCACTCAGAATAATTCTTAGTAGGCAGGTACATCGTGGGATTGAAAGGAACCCTCACGCTGTAACGATTGCCATTCTCATAACCACGTACAAGCAGACGGTTGCCTGCTTGCTCCACATTAGTGTAAAACTTCATTCAAGCAATTCAATATAACGAGCAAGGATACCCTTGCTTGGATTAGTCACAACAGTAATGTCAGTAGACCTGACATTGAACTCACGTTCAGATGAGTGCTGCGCCCATGGAACCAGTTGACCTTCACAGTCTACCAAATAAGGTTCGACAATCCAAACGTCGGGGTCACCCGTAAGAGTGTCCCCTTCGACTGGTTCTACCTGAGCGATGATCCATTCATTCTGCAGTTTCAGCAGGTTCGCTGTTATCTCCATCAGTTTCCTCCTCAGGATAGAAAATTTGATCTTCTTTGAGACCCATCTCCTTTAGACGATCAGCAAAGTTCATGACAATATTATTATCAGGATAAACTACACTGATAATATGATCTCCTGCAACACGATGTTCTTCCTGTGGAGAGAAAGGACACCAACGCTTATACTCGATAGGAATATTTCCTTCCTCATTTACCTCACCCAATTCTAGGATGTAAGGATAAACCATACGATATCCCATGATGTTTCCATCATCGTTCTTGAGATCACTAAACAAACAAAGAACTCGATCACCTGTAACAAGGTTCACGACACGGATTGCATGATTAGTCAACAGTTTAGGTTCAGACATTTTTCTTTAGTTCCTCTTGTTCTAGTTCTTTTTTCTTGACAATTTTTAGTTTCCAAGCATTCTCTAGTCCTGGTTCAGGATTACTGATTGTCATAACACAATCGTATGGGATCTTGAATTGCCAGTCTGGAGAATATGGATTCCACTTACTGAAACGAACTTGGTATTCCATACCATGTTCTTCTGTAAGATACTGTGGTGTTCCACCATCAAGGTTCAGAATGTAAGGGTCTTCCATAAGGAGACAGACACCTTTACGGTCTTCTGTCTCTTCATTAAAAACTTCTTTTAGTTCTGTGATGATTCGCTCACCAGTTTTTAAAGTAACTATCGATACTGACATAATTTTAGCGAATTATACTTTAGTCTACCATCAAAAAAGGGGACCGTCAAGTCCCCTTCGATTCTATTTAGAACCATTTCTTTCTCTTCTGTTTTTCTGGCAAGTTCTTAACAAGAGTGACTGTAAGGAGACCATCCACAAACTGAACGTCTTCTACTTCTACATCATCTCCTAACTGCCAGTTACGTGAGAATGTTCTATATGAAATACCTTTGTGGTGGTATGTTCTTTCTTTATCTGCGGGTGCTTTTCTAGCAGAGACCGTCAGAACATTTCGTTCAGTTTCGACCTCAATATCTCCTGCTGCAAATCCAGCCAGAGCGACTTCAAGTATGGTTCTGCCATCACTTCCGTCCACAACATTGTAAGGTGGGTAACTTGATCCACCTCCCGCAAGAGCTTCAAGTCTGCTGAATGTTTCATTGAATCCGATTGAGTATGGGGTATAGTGTTCCCAAGTAATGTTAGTCATGTCCTTAAATAAGCGACGTTTGCATGTGACCCGTAAGGCATCACAGTATTATTTAAAGAATTACGTTAAACGTTTAATAGCGGAGAACCGTATTAAAACTTACGGTTTACTTCATCAACTCATCCAGATTGGGGATGAATGACATGTCAGCACCACCTTCTTTCAACTTAGTAAGGTAAGTTTTCATGATTCCTGGTTCGGGAATCGTCATTGATACGACAGTTTCAGGATTGATTTTATACTCATCATATGCAGTAAAAGGGTTCCACCTTCTATACTGTACGGATACAGTATTGTCGTCATCTTTGTAATCAGAGATCATCAACTTGAGAGGATACAAGACTACGATGCCAAGTTTATCACCATCTTTAACTTGGTTGACATTTGCCAAAACATAGTCACCTGTCGTGATATGCAATACTCTAATGTTGTGTTTCATAACGGAACTGATAATGAAATAATAGGGTCTTCAGAATTATTTTTTCCCAAGTAATCAAAGGTAGACTTTGAAAACATATCAAATGCCAAAGAATATCTTACCACACCACTTTGATTTGGTTGTACTGAATGTTGAACCCAAGACGGAAACAATGCTACTCTTCCTGGTTCGTTCTGACATTTGAATGATCCATGATATAAACTGAATAAAGGTATCCAGTAATCAGTAGTAGTATAGTTTTGTGTTAGAGACATGTTGCCACTAACAAAAGTATTTTCATGTAAGGAGTGTGAGTGAACTGGTACTTCCTCACCTTCTTCTAATCTTAAAGCCCAACCACGTATCCATAT